ATAGTAATTGCTAAACCTGTTCCGCTACCTGTTGTCGCGCTTTGAGTGACCGCATTACTCGCTACATAACTTGCACCTGCGTCATCTACCCCCGAAGCAGTTATCACGCCGTTTGCAATTGAGGCAATAGCAACTGTCGCGTCACCATCACCGCTACCGCCGGTTGTAGCGACCGTGGCGACAGAATAACCCGAACCCGCAGTTGTAGGAGAAGTGGTTAGTGTCGCTACGACACCACCACCAAATGCGCCGTGTTTAAGCGCTACTCCGCATTCATGTCCGAATGTTATTTCTGCTAAATCTCCTTTATAGACTGTCGATACCATCTTGTTTCCCTCATTATTTTTATGCTATTAGTTCGCTGAAAATTACTATCTCAACTTGGAATGTCATGCGATGCAACCGCTTCGTTCGGTCCGAAAGGTCAGTTCGTGTTTTATAGAGTAATCGGTCAAAATTAGCCGCATCGCCTTTTCTGTTCGCGTGAACGATACGCCGAATCTCATCTTCTATCTTAGACAACTGTGCGCGCCCCTCCATAGTCCGAGCATCAACTGTCACATTTATACGCGTGTGAACGAAGTCGTAAAACACTTCGGGTTGCTCTTCATTATGCGCCGTTTCGTATAGAACGATAGCGTCCGAACGGGATAAATCAAGACGCTTACCACCCGGTTCAACAGTGGTTATGTCTTGAATGGTTGGTTTCCTTTGCGATGTATTACCGCGATTCCAACCATCATCAAATAATTTTTTGATAAGTTCTATTGATTCAAGACCCATCAAATGTCCCTCCCAATAGAACTTTCGTTAGCCGCTTGCTTCATAGCGGCCTCTATAATTGAATTGTAATCGGGATGTTTTGAATCCATTTTAGACCCATTTTCAAGCAGTATATTGCCTTCTCTATCAACCTCATACCCCATAGCATCTGCCGTCGCTATGAGAAAAATACGACCTTCGTTGCCGTATATTGACATTTTTCTTACTTCTCGTAGAGGAACTGCCAACTGCTTGAGCATAGCATCTTTATCATACAACTCACTCAAGCGTCATCACCTCAACATATCGCGGTAAGGTTTCCGCTACTTGAGCCTTTAGGAGTTGGTATTTTGAACCTAAATCAACATTCTGTGTTCCTTCGGGCAGTAGAACGCTACGGTCGTCGGATAGAATCAAATCCATCGCTACAAGTTTAGTGCAAATATCCTCGATGGCTTTCTCCACATAGCGCTCTCCATACACATAGGAAACTTTGACAGCGTTCCATGAGAAGTAAGGATAAGTGTTATTGAAGTAAATGATACCTAAATCATAGTCAGCCCACCAATCTCGCAAACGCGCTTCGTCACCTGTTGAACCTCCAACATAATCAATGCTGAATCGAGTTTGATTTACAGAAGCACCATTTGTTGCCGCCGCGCTTATATCGCCTGTGAGGTCAGCAACGCCGTTTAGAACATTACCTGTTTTGCTTGTGTAATATCCAATAGCCGAACCAATTTTAATAAGACCATAATCAGCAAATGGTGACGCGTCAGTAAGAGTTATTTCAGTAGCGGTTGAAGATACTACCGTTCCTACAAACTTGTTAGCGCCTGTGCATGAGATACCGTCTTCGTCTGTTATAGCGATAGTAGCGGTTTCTCCTGCGTCACCACGACGCATGCTTGTAATTTTGATTTGGCCTCCACCGTAGTCTGCGTTTGCGGATGACATAAACTCATGATGCACATTAGCAACAACTGAACCCTCGTCTGCTTCTGCGTCTTCAAGAGAAAATGATGGAGAGAATAAAGTTGAAGTTTTACCGCGTCTCAAATCTTTGTTGATAAGGTCGGACAATTGTTGCGCGGTTGTGACATTATCAAATTGAGCATTGAACTTTGATTTGGTAGTCCCCGCTGTGAGAGTAGCGATACCGCCACCACCGGGGCAAAGATACACTTTGTCGGTATCTGCTGTTAGTTTAGTGAAGTCGATAACTTTCAAACGCACTTCTGCGCAAGCAATCTCGCGATACTCATGCCCTTGCCATACTTCAAGTCTCATAATTTGCTGAACATTGCGAAAGTAAAGAGGAACAGAACCGACATAATCCGTATAATATCGTCGTCGGTAAGGCTTGTAAGTATCGAAATTGACATATTCTGCTGTTTGTAGCATAGGTCGCCATGAATTGTTTGTAAGGTTGTCTATTTTGTCTTGAGTTCGTTGAATCAATGTTTCAACTTGTTTCTTTGTGATGCCTTTACGCCTACCATTTGTGAATGATTGTAGCGGTTGAATATACGCTTCGTCTGCTATGTCGTAATCACCCGTTGTTCCACCAACCCATGTTATGACGACATTACTACCATCACGGTTAATGTCGGTTATAGTGAGTTCTTCTCCCATTTCACTATTACTCGCGATTTCAATTTTATCACCAATTTCAAAGCCGGTGTGTCTGTAATCGTTTGCCGTAATAGTAGCAGTTGTAGCGCCTGTGTTAGAATCACTCACAAGATAAACGGGGTCGGGTAGCGGTATCTGTAAAATGTCTGCTACCTTTTGTGCTGATGTATAGTATAAGCGCGTAGGGTCAAGTGGTCTTGATGCTCGCTCTCCTGTTTGAAATACAGTTGGCATCTATTGTTGCCCCCGCTTCGCCTTTTCTGCTTGTAGTTGGGCTTCTAACCTATCTGCTTCTGCTCTCTTCTCCGCTACAAGTCTTTTCAACTCTTCAAAATGAGGCGCATATTCTTGCTCAATGCGTCGTGCATCTTCTTGTTGTTTTCGCTCTCGCTCCGCTTGTTGTTGTGCAAGCATTCTGCCAATTTCAGCAGGGTCGTTTTTGAGAATTAAAATCCAACTCATTAAATCACCTTCTCAACCTTACCAAGATTATATTCCATTGGTTTTTGACACGAACCACAGCGCTCAAGATAACAAAAGTGAAGCATACCGCAATGGCGACAACGAGTTCCGCTACCGATGTTTAACACATCACGGATGTTGCGCGAACGAATGTTCTGCTTTTTGATAACGCCTTTGAGTTTATCTCGTTGATTAGGGTCAACACGGTCGCCTTCGTCTTGTGACCAACCTTGCTTAGCCATTCTGTGAATGTCTTGTGGTGTTAATCCCGTCATGCTATCACCGTCATCCATGAACGGCTACCACATAGATGTTCCCTTGACATTGATATGCTGTTATTGCAACCATTCCCGCGGCGGTATCATTCAACACCTTAGCGATGCCACCGGCAACGGTGTTAACCGTTTCACAAGCCTCGTTAGGTGTGAACTCATGAACTGTGACAGAAGGCAAGGTGAATCACCTTATCTCTTACCGATTGCAAACAATTTTCCACCTGCGGCCACACCGGGGTCGGCGTGAACCACAGTAGTTCCATTGATAGAGGTTGTAGCGTTTGGTCCTGCACCGCCTTTGATAGCGCATACTTGAGCGAATAAAATCTCACTCATAAATGCGCTAAGGTCTGTGCTTGTGTCACCATTTGCGACTGTTCCGGTAATTACCAATAAGTCTCCTAATGTGTGTGGTCTGTTATCGCTTGTAAATGCCATTATTCTTCATCTCCTGTTGTGTTATCCATATCGCCTTCGCTCATAGAGTCTTCGGTATCTTCGGGTGGGTTAAGGTGTGCTTCGACTTTAGCGAGCAACTTTGCTTTGGTGTTCAATGCGCCGTATTCTACGCCGCTATCGTCCATCCAAGTCATAATGTCACCCTTAGTCCACTTCATGTCGGGAATACCGTCATTACCTTCGTCTTCTTTAGCAACAGGTAGCGCGAAAAGCACACCGTCTACTAAGAAATCACCAACAAGACTTTTCGCATAATGGTCAACCCATTCTTGCGTTTTGCTTTCTGCCTTGCCCCAAGTCCAAAACCCTAAGCGACCCATATTACGACCCGCTTTGTGCGGACCTTTGTAAATTACAGTCGGCAAAAGGAATCACCTCATGCACCGAGCAATAGAACAGTCACTTGCACTACTTGATTCGCTACTTCGGAATCAATGATTAGACAAGGCAATGCTCCACCTGTTGCAAGAGGCGCGACTGTTGCGTCTGCGCCTACTTTACCTGTGTTGGTCATTGTGATTGTCACATCTTTCGCGGCTGTTGCCGAAGCATACCCGATAATTCCGAGAATCTTTGAAGCACCGGCTGAAAACAATAGAGGTTCAACGGTTGCCGCTTGAACGACATTCACTGTAAAAGTGACCAATCGTGGGCCTCCGTTGTTTGCTCGGTCTGTTTGTTGAGGACCAAATGAATCAGTCAACGCTCCATCACCCGGATAAGACGCACCGAGCCATGTTGTTTCATCGACAGGTGTTCCTTGTCTCAAGTCAATATCAGCAAGAATGTCAACGAGCGTAAAATCGCTGTCGGCTACTTTAATGCTAAGTCCATTTTCTGTTTTTGTTGTTGTATCTACCATCTTTCATCATCTCCTTCATTGTAGGTCACGAATTGAACCGCTTGCACCAAAGAAACTACCCCATAGTTCACCCATAGTTCGGTAAAGCCCTTCTTGGCCGAGCCTGTTAATCGCGAATGGGTCGCCGGTTTCGATACCGGATTCAAAGTATTGTGTAGGAATTGCAGTTTGGAACCACAAGTAATCAGTATCAAGGTAATAGATACGAGATAGTGAACTTGCACCTTCATCCGGCATATCCTTTGTTGGGATAATAGGAACTCCGTTGTATGTAGCAACGATAAATCCTGCTTCAATACCCGGAACACCCTTCACACCGGAGTATGTAGGAGTGATTCTCTTGGAGTCCATGAATCGCTGTTGAGATTGCAACAGTTGTTGAGCGCGCATAAGCGTATCATATCCTGTTAGCATAACCTTTGGATTACCACCGCGAGTCCAAATCTGTTGGAATAATCCATCAAGTTGGTTTAGCGATAGGTTTCGGTTAGCCGCCGCAACATCTACTTCTGCGCTATGGAAATCTTTGCTACCGTCGCGAGTAATAGAATACATGTCGTGGTCAGTGGTAGCGCTTACATGGCCTGTTCCTGTGGTCATCTTATCCGGGTCGGAAACCAATCTGTCGAGAGATTCAAAGTTGTTTCCGGCAGGAGTGTCAACATCAACAAGAAGCATCTTGTTGACCATTTCAGCGTGATGCTTACCCATTTCTTCTTTGAGAACTTGGCGAACATCTCCAAGACCGTCATCCTTGTCGGACAAGAACATGCTCACTTCGGACAAGTCAAAAGTGTGCGCGATGGTCTTTGGCTTTGCGGCAACATGAAGGAACTCCGGTCGCTTGGTGTCCGGTAGCGTTCCGTTTTCTGCAATACCGCCTGTGACTCCGCTTTCAGCGCGGTCGGTTAGAATACGCCATCCACTTCGTTCCCACGGCTTCTTCGGTAGAATAGAGAAGGCGTTGAACTCTTGGTTCAACTGTGACCAAACCTTACGACCGTAGACCGCTTGGTAAGTTCCGGCTGTGGTTGACATCATTGGGCTATCTGCTTTGAGAATGTCACCTGCGCCGTAGGTGTAGCCTGTTTGAGCCGCACCACCGTAGTAGTATCTTTCCATATCTTGAACTGTTCTTACATAATTTCGTGCCATATATTTCACTCTCCCCTCAATGCTTTGTCGGCCATTCGGTGAACATCGTCCCACGACATATTAGCCATTTCCGTAGTATCGGGAATTGTAATTGATGTGGTCGAAGCACTCTTAGTGAGTGTTTCTCCACCACCGGATGAAACGCGGTTGATGCGGTCATCAAGTGCAACAACAGCCTTTTGCAATTCAAGAAGAGGTTTGCGGGAGTCAAACTTTGCTCGCGCTTTCTCATTCTTTGCAATTCGCTGTTCTTTGGATAGGCGGTCTGCGAAGTAATCTCCGAGAGAGCCTTTGAATTGTTGTTCTACGGATGCGGCCTTGTAGACTTCGTAAGCCGCTTCAATATCGGATTGAGAAACATTTTCGGGCATGATAAAATCTTCACCCTTAATGACATTCTTGTTTCCGCTTGGAGCGCTACCCCAATTCTGCTTAGGTCGCTTTGAGGATTCGCCTTCACCTGCGCCTTCAAGAGAACCTTGTCCGCGGTGGTCGTAGCCGGATTGCCCCGGTCCATATCCTTTGTTCACACTATCAAAATGAGCGCGAGCGTCTGCAACATCATGTCCGCCGGACTTTGCTGTTTGCTCAAGCCAATTAAGATAGTCCATTGTTATCATATCGTCTGCTTTGTTCATGTCTTTCATATCTTCACCATACATTGAATCTTCACCTTCATCATCCTCTTCCTCTTCCTCTTCCTCTTCGTCTCCGAGGTCAAGACTTGGTTTGAATGGGTTTCCGCCTTCGGGTTTTTCTTTCATGTCGAAGCCGGTGTCTTTGGATTCTTTATCCTTCTTATCATCGTCTTTCTCTTCTTCGTCCAATTTCTTGGATAGTCGCTCTAATACATTTTGTAATTCACTCATTGGGTCGGTCATAGTATCACCTGTGTCCTCCTTTAGAATACGAAATTGCGCTTCGGGGTTAATACCCTTCTCACAAATCGTCACCTCATGGAGTTCCATGCGACGGATTTCACGGTAGTCACCGCGAGTAGCGTCGCTTTTGTTGACGCGCTCAAAGGCTTGACCGCCTATTGAGAACGACCGTAGGTTGCCCTTACGGATTTCGGATGCAACTTCGCGGGCTTTTTCAATATCCCCGCGAAGTTGAATAACAACAAACATGCCTGTGTCATCCACTTCGGATTTCCAAACACGACCGTTGCTATCTGTATAAGAAGGAATAACTGTTCCTACTTGAATGTTAGAGTGTGCAAGTTGCACATTGCGGAATGCTTCTGCTTTCATGAATCCGCCAAATGCGTCTTTCAAAGCGCTACGAGTAATAAGGTCGCCTTGCTTGTCAACCATCTCGACAGAAGCATAGCCCGCTACAACCAAATCATCACCGAATCCCTTGAGAACAAGGGGTGAAGTGGATGAAGGTGCGAGAATTGCCATCGACCTGTTCAAGCGCTACAAGTATATCAAACGCGCGGTTTTGTTATAGTGATGTTTCCTTTGTTATCCGTAATGGCTTCTTCGCCCGCAGTAGTGCGAATAACCTTTTCTTTTTTGTCAGTTTTAGCGGGTTTTTCTTTGTAATCGCGCGATGCAGGGTCAAAGTCCGGTAGCGTATCATCGTTCATGTTTGTAGTTGGTCCTCGCGGGGACTCAACATCTGCATCTGCGTAATCAACTCCAAGACCTTCTACACCTGTGTATGTGATTTTCTCTTTCTTTANTCGCTCAAGACCGCGCTCAAGGAGTTCAAGACCTTGTTTGATAATCTCTTCTTCTTTTGGAAGTATTTCTTTTCGTTCCTTTGTGTGACCTGCGGGTGCTTCGGGGTCAACTTTTTTACTCTTGTAGCGCTTTGGAGTATTGACGGCCTTCTCTTGGTCTTTCTTGAGAAGTATAGTCGCTATTGGCGACCAATGAGGGCGCATATCTTCGGACAATTTAATGAAGTAATCTTCTCCATGACCCCATAGAGTGTTTTGAGGTTCAAGCATCCACCCACCTTCTTCTCTATCGACTTTGTAAATGACTTCATCATCAAGTGATGGGAATGAAATGTGTATAGCGCCTTTATTCAATCTAACTTTATGAGGTATCTTTGAATCGCTACACATCAAACTTAACGATTCAACGCTATCTGCGGCTTGAGGGTTCGCATCTCGGTCAACTCTTGCCGAGCGCAATTTGTATGTAGGATTCTCATCACCTGCTTTTGTAGCACCTGTGCAAAATACGGAGATGTATTCACCTTTGTCATACCCTCTTGGGCCTTTAGCGCTACCAACATCCATGTAGTGTTGACCATTCAACTCTACTGAACGCGAACCGTAATGTTCGGGATGCATAATTGGCCCAACACCGATACGATAATTCATTCCTTTACGGTCAAGAATAATCACATCAATCTTCTTTTCTTTACTCAAAAGAACCCACTTAGGGTGTCGTATTTCCCCTCTCATGTATGTAGCCGATGCATCGCGTAGCAGTATATCGCAAGAAGATTCTTCGCGTAATAGATGAATTGCTTCTTCTAACCCTTCATCATCCGCGCGCTTTGTGTTATACGGTTCGGGCATTTTGATATGTTCCGATGATTCAAAGTGTGCGCGTAAATGCCTAACTCGGTCTTTAGCGGGCATGTTGTGAGTTTTCTCATCTGCCGCCTCAAGTAAGTCGATGAAGTAAAGCATATCTCCATCAATTACTGCATGAACAACAAAGTCTTTTTCGTTGACTTTACCCATTTCATCATCTATATCGTCGGTCAATTCAACCAACTTCATACCCGCATTATACGCTTTAACGCGCTTACCTTTCTTTTGGAGTATAATTGGTTCACCTTTAGGAATATGCGACGCTACCCAATCACCGCTAAATCCGCGTAGATGTTTCAAGTCGCTATAATCAAAGATTCTGTGCATTGATTTGACAGGAACGGGGCGACCATCTTTCTTGTAAATCAGTGTATCATCAGTTAAAGAATCAAGAAGTTCAATGTCGGACCTGTTTAACATTTGACCCGACCCCATATCGCTAAACACAGGAAAGTTGCTATTAACACTTTCACCCGGAATACCGGATGGTTGCATAGCGACAGGTGGGAATAGCGTATTCCCGTCTGCTGATATATCGTATGGTGGTAATTCCGGGTGAAACTCACGAAGCGCGTAAGGGTCCATTCTCATCTTCATGTTTGATTCACCTTGATGATAATCACCTTCATCGTCGTGAACAATGAGTCTGTTCTCTCTCAATCCATGTGTAGCGATTCTTCTTGAAGGTAGAATAACATGACCAAAAGTTCTGTTCGCTTTAGGGCAACTGTGAACAGCAGGTAATTGTATTTCATTAACACCAATACCGCCTGTTCCAACAGGCTCAAACTGTGTGTTGATTTTACCTGCTTCGTTAGTGATACCTTTTACATCACCTTTCAAACGCTCAATGAAATTACCAAATCTTTCTGTTAGATTTTCAAATCCTTTATCGCTTGTGTCTTTCTTCAAAGGTGCTGTCTTATGCGGAACTGCTTCGATAGCATTAGCGCTACCTTTGGATTGCTTGAGCAGGGCGCGATACACTTTGTTTAGCGCGTGTATTTCTGCATACATAGAGTAATCCGGCTTAGTTCCCTCACCCTTTCTTCTAATTCCTTCACCGCCACTCATCAAAGGCGTATATTCATCGAGTTCGGCTTCATGATGGTGTCCTCCTTTAGCCGATTTGTAATTGTAAGCCTTTTGACCGTCACCTAAACCAAACTCCTTAACTGAATCAATAGGTAATTCTTGCATTAGATTTTGACCACCCGTATCAATCATTTTACCGTCTTCGTCTTTCTCGCGACCTTTAGCGCGATGAGGTATATATCGAGCATGTAGAACATCTGCAAAGTCTTGAGGTGTAGCGTTCTTAGGCAATACGCGACTTACTTCATCAAAGATTTTCTTCACTAATTCATTTTTCTCATGAAGTGGGTAATGGCTTGAGTCCAATTCACCATCGACATACCTTCGCATCATACTCATGACTGATTTATCCTCATCACCCATCTCTATGTTGCGTCGAATGTCGCCACCTTGCCATGTCTGCCTTTGTAGCGGCTTAGTCACATCTTTTGTCATTCTCTTAATGCGTGACTCAATAGCGGCAGGTTTCATACCTTGATTCTCAAAATGAGACTTTAGGATATTCATAACCGATTCGCTTTGTGCGCCATCGCGCGAAGACTGAACTGTTGCATTCTTTATCCAATTCTTTCTTTCTTCGGGGTTTAGTGTTCTCATCCATGTTTCGCATAGATGCGCGAGCATTTTGGTATCAGCCCACGCTTGATTCGCAAGTTTAGGCGTGTGAGTTTGAAACATGTCGGGGTTGGCCCATTTCAATAAAGGCTTCATGATTTGACTTGCCGCTACTGCTTGAGCATGCATCTCTTGTGCATCATCTAAGTAATTTTTGCGCAATTCATCTTGTGTGATAGAAGGCATTTCACCTACTTCGTCCACAACATGTCGTGCTTGTTCAGTTGCTAATTTTTCAAAATTAACTGCGCTTTCTGTGCGTCCATGTTTGTGTTCTATTCTTGCGTATCTTCTCAAATCCGATAGCGCGTCTTGATAATGTGATAAAGGGTTAGGCGCGACAATGTATTGCTTTCCTTCACCGTAATACCCTGTAAAGTTAGGCTTCTGCATCACATCATTACGCAATCTGTTCCTTTCAGCAAAACCTAATTCCGAAACAGTTGAACCGTTTGATGATAGATGAAAACTACCACCATCGCTACTTGTAGCCATCAACTCTTGCTCTAACTCTCTTCTACTGCCAATGTTATCTTTTAGAGTGTCCGGCAATCGAAGAACGCCTCCGTCTTCTTCAAAGCGTTTTATTGCCGCCTCATATTCGTCTTTGTCATAGACCGCTATTTTTGCATTGAATGGGTTATCGTCTTTAGTAGCGCTAAGTAATTCATTTTGATATGTTTTACCTGCATCTTCACCTCTACCTAACGGGTCGCGATGTTTGGTTTTGTAGACTGTATGTGGCATGGTTTGTTTTTCGTGATGTGATGAATGGTCTTCTTCGCTATAATTGTCAATACCATGATGCGCTTGAAAGAGTAAAGTGTGCATCATAAGCATACGGTTGTATGCCTCATCTTTGGTTACTTCGGATGAATGAAGGCTTCGTTTCTTTTTTCCGATTATACCTTTACTTGGGCTGTGTCTTTCAACCCCTTTTACATCTCGACCGAATGTTGAATCTCCAACTCGTCTTAATGTTTCACCGTCTGCGCCTTTTTTCGCACGACTCTTAGAAACTCCACCTATTTTATCCGATTCAAGTCGCGCATGTCTCATTGCTAAGATGCTGTCGCTTGGTCGGTTTTCGTTTTCTAAATCTCTCACCCAATGGTGATTGTAATCTGCTGAAAAGTGATTGGGGTTCCTTTGATTCTCATCATGCGATAGTAGCGGTGTGATGAGTCCGGCATGTCCGGCTGTGACAGGGGATGATGTTTGCTGATAACCACCAACATATTCAGCAACACCCATAGGTAATTTATCCTCCATGTATTCTTCTTCGTCAACATCTTCTGCTTGCGTAGCGGTTTGTTTTTCACCAACTCCTTGCGGGAATGGAACTTTGACAGGCTTACCTTGTTCATATTCTGCTAACTTTTCATCCTGTTCACCCTCACTCATTTCTGCGCGCCTCATAGCCGCAATCAAATCCTGTTTGATGTTAGTGTGTGCGGGGTCATCGGGTTTGGATTGGAACACATCTTGAAACAAAGAAGGTTTCATGTAAGAAGAACCTAAAGTGTCAACAGTGTTTTTCACAGAAGGTAGAACTCTTTCGCGCTCTTCATCATCAATCATTGGCTCTTCTTGAGTGACAAAGACAGAAGGGAATGCTTCGTTCACAGCATCGTCAAAGTGTGACCATTCTTCACCATGCGCACCTTGTAGATTACCGATAGCGTGGCTCATGTAGTATAGAAGTGTCTTATCTAATTCCGGCACACCTTTCATGGGGTCAAAGAAATGGTCTTTCAACTTGAAAGTATGTTTGGAATTATTCAAGAACTCTTTATTGTCTGCTGTCGAACCTTTCTTACCATAGATTTGCGCAAATTGATGCATAACTTGTTTCAAATCTTGTTCGTTTAGCGCAGTATGATAATTCGGAGTATCTTCACCCTCACCTACATCGTCAAGTAGCGTAGCATCTTCATTGGTAGAAGAAGGCAAACTCGCAAGAACTTCGTTTTGCATCTCTCGCGTAATACCTGCTTCGTCAATAAGCGCTATTACATCATCATCTTGGATGTTTTCATTTGCCGCCCCTACTTTTAGTAATTTCTGTTTGAAGTCTTTATTGCGCGTCATATCTTGCTGACCGCGCGTTTGACCGACTGTTCCTCCGGGTAATGAGTTGAAACCGGATGTGCCGACATTACCCGAATAGACACCATGTAGCGCATTAGCAAAGGAGGAAACATGTCTTGTGAGAAACCCTCTTGCATTGTGTCCTAATATCCTATTGATTTCTTTATCATCAAAGCGAGGATTAGGCATTTCGTAGTTAACGCCATCTATATGGCCTCCACCATCTAAAAACCATTCCGAGAACTTTATCTTGTCTTCATAGTCAATAAGAGGTATGCCGAAATACATCATCCAAAAACCCGAACGGTATTTAGCGCTATCTCTTGACTCACTCTTCGCCTTCAATCGCTTCGTGTTCTCTTGCTCTATTATTCCACCTTCACCATACAGGTTATCCCAAATGTAATCATCGGGAACTCCGCGCAACTCCCATATTTTGTGCTGAAAGAAGTGATTCTTTAATTGTGAGTTCACCAATAAATTACGCGCGTTCTCATCACTTTTGTATGTGCCATTTTCTTTTCTGTTTTTAATGATGGCTTTCAGTCTATCTTCATTGACGGTTAATGATGTGAACTTATCGTTGAACTCATCCCTATACTTGCGAAAGTTGTCTACAAATTGTTTGTTATATCCTGCTTCGTTAGCGGAATTAGACCACTTACCCATGTTTTGAGATTGAGCCAATCTTGGATTAACACCCATATCAGCCATAGCGCTATCCATGAGTTTGCGCGTAGGTTCACCATCCATTCTACCGTTAAAGATTGTTTGAATCATTTGAACCATCATCGGAGTAGAAGAGTTGGATGAGGCGAATGATGATTGAGAGTGAGTGAGATTTAAGTGACGGAAAGGATGTTCTTCTGCGTCGGGTGCGCTACCTTCACGCGGTTTTGTTGGTATATCCCAACTCAAAAAACGCTGTGCGAGTTCTCTTCTGCGTTCGGGGTTAGGGTTTTTGCCATTAGGTGAGCAATCATACCAATCATCGAAGTCAAACATTAGTATCGCTTCTTTGGGGTGCTTTAGACCCCTTGTGACCTCTTGACTACGCGTGTTGATAATGTTGGCTTGTTCTCTACGGGGTAAATCGCCGCTTGTGACTGTCGCGATTTTGGCTTTTGCTAAGTAATTCTCAATATGATGAATGAAAGATGGAACAAAAAGTCCATGATTTTCTAAATTGTTTGCGCTAAACATTACATCTGCGGCTTCATTGAGCGCAGAATATCCTTCAAAATACGATTTAACAAAAAGGTCTATTGTGCGCGTATGGTATTGTGTAGGATTGTCTTTAGACACACGACCACCACCTCAATAGTAATCGGTCATTGTATATGCGCCCGGAGGATTTTTATCCGATTTGTCCCCTGCTGTGTTTTCATGTGCAGACAACGCATCGTCGTGTGATGAATGTTGCATAGCATCCAAGTTGACTTCTTCTTTCTTTGGTTCTGTTCGCTTAATATCTTCGGCTTCAATGTGGCGTTGGTTGGTATCGTAATAGCCTGTTTTGACAGCCTCAACACCTGTAACATTTTGAAACAAGTTGCCTACTTTGGTGTCAAACTTATCTGCAACCACTTTTGCTTCTTTGAGTAGCGCTTCTAAATCCGGTGCATTTTCACCTGCTTCGACTTTCATTGGTTTCATTGGTCCACTCTCCTACCTTCTACCTGTGCGGCTGTGTTAGCCATTGCGTGAATATCGTCCCATGACATTTCATGCCATTCTTCATTTGAAGACGGCATAGAGATACCGTTCATAGATTCACTAATTTCTTCTGCGGCTTTAGAAATAACATTGTCGCGCTCTCCACGAAGAGGGTCGCCCCAAACATCTTCACTCGCAGGAGTGACGGCTTTAACAAACCCCGACTTTCGCAACATCGCTTGAGGGTTAGATACTTGCTTTCGCAACATACCTAACTCGGCATCCATAGCCTCCATTTTACCAATAAGCGCTTTCATCAAAAGCATAGCGTCTGCTTCATCGGGCAAGTTTCACACCTGCCCTTGCTTCTTGAAAACGCCACCGATTCTATCCGGGCCAACATAGCCCAAAGGTCGCGATTCTCCTTTAGCAATGACATTTTCGATACTGTTGAACTGCATTACAGGAACACCGCCCGCGTATCGGTCATTGATTCCTGTAATCTTAACTTCGTTTTGTGATTTGTAAATAGCGGTCACATCATCAGCGAGGTAATCGCTTGTTGTTTGAATACTTCGCAAAAACTGTTCTGCTGATACAAGGTCATTATTTGATAGCGCAACTTTGAACTCGGCCATAGCCGTTTCTAATTTGCGCACCATCGGGTCCATCTTGTTGAGAGAGTCGCTCATAAATAGGCCATTACCGCGCGACCTTTCAATGTATCGCTTATCAAAATCCGCTTTCTTGGTTCTTACTTGTAGGGTCTTTTGCGGCTTCTACTGCGTCAAGTGCCTGTTCAGTCACAGTCTTTTCCGAACCTCTTTGGTTCTTCTTAGATGAGGGCGCGCCACTCAAATGCGTTTCGGATGAAATAGGTGCAGGTCCATTATCGCGTTGCCCTGTCCCTTCACCAAGTCCTGCTACACCGCCTTTTTCCATCATCATAATTTGACC